ATTACAGAACCAACAGAGCCAGTAGTTTCAAGACCAGATACACTTGTGTTAGCTTTTGCTACTTGTGTTGTAGTGCCTAACGCACTTGTTCCTGTTAATCCAGAAACTGCTACTACGAGGTTATGATGCACTGTAACAGAGCCTATGCTGGCTGTAGCACTTAATCCTGCTACAGGAACATTAGCTTCTCCGTCTACATCTACTGTGACAGAACCAACTGTGCCAACTGCTCCTTGCACCGTAGCTACAGCTTGTGCATTTACACCAACTACTGGTGCACCTGTTGTTCCTGTTTGACCTGTTGGTGTTACATTAGCTGCAGCATCCGTGCTTACGTTTCCTAATGCACTTGTAGCAGATTGTCCCGTTAATGTTTGATTAGCTTTAGCTACTACGCTTACAGTTCCTAATGAACTGGTAGCGACTAATGTTGAAAGTGTTTGATTAGCTTCTGCATCTACGCTTACAGTTCCTAACGCAGAAGTTGCAGCTACACCAGATATGGTAAAGCTTATTGGTATAGATGCTGGTTGACCCCATGGACCCTCGCCCCAGCCAGCACGACCCCATCCGACAGACACTTGTTACTAAGCTATTCTTATGATAGCTGTGCTTGCTGCTGCCGCAGGAAAAACTATAGTAAAGTCTCCTGCTGTTGAGGTTTTGTCTCCACCGAAATCTATAGTAGCTACAGATGGATCACCTGACGCTGTATCATTATAGATCAAACAACCTCTTGCTGTTACTGTTGCGGTGCCAAACGTAAGATCGTTAAAATCTGTAAACCCTGTAGTTCCACCACTTGTTGGATTTACATTAGTTAACGCTGCACCGCCTGATGTGTAGTTTGTACCACTAACTTGGTTAGTTGTAGTAAATGCTGTTGTTGCAGCACCCATAGTAGCAGAGCTTGTATACAAAGCCAGTTTAAAACTATTACCACCAGAAGCCAGAAAATTATGCTTTGCTTCTAATAGCTCTTTTTTAAAGCTTGTTGTTAATGTTGATGATATTGCCATTACTTTATCTCCGTTAATATTTTAGCTAAATCTTCATGACCTTGTTGAGTCAGTAAATTTTTTATAGTGCATCTTTCACTATTGATGCTCTGTTTAATATAATAAAGTATTGTGTTGTAAATAGCTACTCTGAATGCTTCCGCTTGTTGCTTAACATGAGGCTCTGCATTTTCAGATATTCCACAGATTCTTTCAGTTGCCCTTTCTGCCCAATACTCTGGTGGGTGTCCTCTATGATTTTGTGTTGCAACACTAATGTTTCCTATACTACTAACAGTTTCTATTTCTATCATATTAATATCTTTTAGCTTCTGGTGGTGTGCTTGTTATAGAAATAATATTTCCTTCTTTTCTTTGTTGCTCTTCTAAAGCTTGTGTATATTCTTTATAGCCAACTTTATAAAATTCTTTAGTTTCAGGGTCAATCATCACTAAAGGTGGATTTTCTAACCTATGATAACCATATATTTTTTCTTGAACAGGAACGTCAGTGTCTAAAAGACCTGATCTAGGAGCAACACTTACAACCATTCCTGCGGTTATGCATTTAGATAGCCAGAACTCAACACATGATCTTCCCGCTTCTGCGAAATGCAGGTTGCCTTTATATGTGAAATCTATACCAAACATATTTAATCTACCAACTTTATTGTATAGAGCAAAAGCTATAGCAAAACAAACAGTGTTGTTTAAATAACTACTTCCTGTTTCTTTAACAACTTCTAATAAAGGAAATTCTACAAGATTGTCGCATCTTTCATCTAACTCACATGTGTATATAGGTCCAGGATGAGATTTTAAAACCTTACGCATAATATGCGTTTGACTTCCTGCAGCATCGCTGTCTAAAAACCTACTTGCTGGGTCTAACATAAACGTTCTGTCTACTTGTCTAGCTATGCCTGCCATAGCATTTATTGCCCACACTTCGTCGTATTCTTTTCCGTGTGAAACAGCTAAATGGTAGTCTAACTGACTTTCTCCCATAGCAACTATCGCAATGTTTGCTCCTTCTAAATGCTGTAGTTTCATGATTGTGGTTGTCTTCTCACTTCATCGTATCGATATTGATCTTGAGTAGACTTACCTTCACCAAGATTTTTTAATGTTCCTATAGCTTCTTGAAATCTTTGTTCATAAATAGGTAGCGTTTCATAATTTTTTAAATAAACCATAGCTTCTGTTAGACTTCCATAAAGCATTGCGTTAGGAGCATTATCAGATAACCAAGTTGTGCCAGAGTCTCCTGCGGAAGTAAGTGAAGAAGGTCTATAAAAATAATGTAGTTCAAAACTAAAATTAGTGTTAGGTGTAGGAGCTAATATAAATGTAGTATCATCAAACTCAGCGTAATACTTAGGTTCCCCTGTTGTTGCAGCAGCAGGTGTGAAGTCTCGTATAAAACTTGTGTGTTTTAATTGTAAAAAATTATAGTTAGAACTACTGTCTATAACAGCTAAACTAAAAGAAGATAAATAATCAGTAGGTGCTCCTAAGTATGGATTACTAGCTGTTCCTGACCCTGTTACGTTTTTTATAAAATTATCTAATTGAACGTTTTTTAAAATTCTTTCCTCTGCTGTTTTTATAAAGTTAGGTAGATTAGTTACGAAAGATGTTTCTGTAGATTCAGCATAGTCTTGTATTGCTGTTTTTAAAGTAGATAAAGTCCAACTCATTTTTTATCCTGTTGTAATCGTTACTTCCCCAACTTCCCCAACTGCTTTAGCTATAAAAAAACTAGAGCCTATTGTATCATTATGCGTAACAAACATAGAAGGTGCAGTCATGCCTAAACTATCTTTAGTGTTTTCTGTTTTCACTATTCCGTACCCTGTTGTTGGTGCACTTTCTGTTCCTCTGGGTTGGATTAATGCTTCTGGATCTGTTGGTGTTATTATTGGTTCGAGTTGTGGGTGTTTAGGTTCGTAACAGTCTGGACAAACTTTTAAATTATTCCATTCAGTTTTTAATTGTGTGTATTTATACACAAATCCACATCTGTCACATTGTGCCTGAGAATATTTACCAACAGCATAAGCCACTATAAATAGCTCCTGTGTGGAACTAGATGTAATGAAGCCCTGTTACGATCTTCATTAGCAGCCAGTTGGAAATCTTGTTCATATTGTTGTTTCAACAATCCAACTCTTTCTGGATTCTTTTTCAAAGCTATGTAGTAGGCTAACCCACTAGCCATGCATGGAATAAACCTAGAAGGGACTTCTGGATCTTGGGCAGAAGCTGTTACATCATCTATACGTTGTATTGTATTGGCTACTAAACTGTAGGTTGCAACACTGTCTGGTGTTGGCCATAGTTTCACAACAGGTGTTGTTTGTCTGTCTACAAAAAATTGTGTTGGTCTACCTGTAGAAGATTTATCTGGTATGTTTAAATACTCTGATCTTCCTATCCTAGTTAGTTGCAAGTCTGTGGTTGTAGAACCGTCTACTTGTCTTATAACTGCAGAAATTATATCTATATCGTATGAATTAAGAGTATAACTACTTGTACCAGAAGTCAAGCTTGTAGTTACTTGCTCTATGGTCCAAAGATTTATGCCTCTATTAGCCCAGTCTGCAAACATGATGTTCAGAGACCGCCTAGCAGTCTCTGCATCATACCCTGTTCTAAGTTCAATACCAGCTAACTCGTATGCTTCTTCTATAGTGTCTGCAATAGTTAACTGAAATGTTTTAGTTCCAGATGTAGCCATTATTCATAATCTTTAGTGCAATGTAAAATTATAAGATAGGTATCCCCTGAACTGTGTCCAGTTGTTGTTAATAAAACGTCACCATTTTTACCTGACCCTGCTGTATTTTGTAGTCCACCAAATGGTGAAAAATCTAAAATACCATCAGCACTAGGGTTTAGTTCCATACACAAAGTGTTACTGGTAGCGTTCCAAAATAAACCTATTTTAGTAAATCCTAGAATAGAATAATAAACTTTAGTAATTTTAACTCCTGTACATGCTGCTCCATCGCTTTTGCGTGCAGTTAAAGCACTTACATCTACTTTAGCAACAGCATCTTCACCAGTGCCATCGCTTACATTAGTTAGTTGAACTATAAAGTCTTTATCACCGTCTAGTACAGTTGTTGAGGTTACTGCATCAGCCATAGTTTATCTCCTATTAAGCGTCGGCGAATGGTGTTACTATAGTTCCTGATCCTAGTATTAAGCCTTCTACTGCATACTTTGCAGAAGCCATAGCAGTAACTTTAACTATACTACCAGCTAATCCACCTTTAGTTGATCCATTCATAGTGATAACGTCATTAGAAGCACCAGATATAAAAGTTTTGCCTGTAGCATCGTCTTTACCTGTATAAAGTCCACCAACAAATTTGTCAGTGCCGTCTGTAAGTATATCCATATCTGTAGCAGCAGTTTCTACTACAAAGAAAAAACTTGCTCCTAAGTTATTGAGTTGGTTTGGGTCTGTTGGATCAGAGGGTGATGTTGTTACTATACTAGGTAGTGTAAACTTACCGTCAGCATCATTAGTGGTTAATATTTTACCTGCGTGTGCTGCTACTGTAAGTGAAGTATCAGCTGTTAAGCTAACTACTGCTGTACTACCTGCTGAAATAAAACCAGCTAATGATTTAACTGGACCTGAAAATGTCGATTTTGCCATAATTTCCTCCTTTGGAAATAAGTCTTATCGTCTTGGCTTGTCTGCTAGGTCAGTCGATAAAACAAATTATTTATCCTAGATGAATTTATTCTATAGTAATCCCTATAAAAAAGAAAGGGATCCGAAGATCCCTTTCCTAAGCTACGCTTATTGATTAAGCACCTGGAGATCCGTAGATTCCACGCCAATCACTAAAGCCAAAAGAATATCTTTCTCTAGCTTTATACCTAACGTTACCAGTTTCGAAGTCGCCTTCCATACCAGTTGTCATTGCAGCTCTTTCGAAGTGCTTCAAACCATTAGGAGCATCAGTTTTGATAAAGAATGCATCTGTATCAGTTAGATAGTGATTAACAACATAACCCTCTGGTAACATTCCCATGTTTTTCATAGCGTTGATGTCGTTATCTGATGTAGCCACTCTTCCTGGAGTATTTAATACTCTATCTGCAACAAACTGCAGCTGTGGTGGAATAATCAGTTTTCTAGCTTGTACATTGATTTTTATTCCTCTCTCATCTTTATACTGAGAAATATCAATCATAGCATTCTCTAACGAAGTTTCGTTTAAGTCTGCTGCCGAACTTGGCTCATTAGATTGATCACCAGCTGTTAAAGATGGGTGATCAGTTGTCATGAGAGGTTTTCCGTCTCCTCCTGGAAAGGAAGTTGAGAAACCATTGTTAAGCACGTTTGCAGCTTTTACTTGCTTCGTGTTTGCCATTGATCTAGCCAAAGCTCTTGTGTATCTTGAAGAAAGAGTATCGTAGAGATTATCTTCGATAGCTTCTTCTGTCAACGCAAACGCTAATGCTACTGTTTCGTGAGTGTAACGAGATGTGAAAGTTTCTTGAGCTGTATCATAGGTTACTGCTGCACCTTCCCCTTTAACAGGAGCTTGCGCAAAACCAGATAACATCACTTCTTCTTCAAACGCTCTGTCTGAAGCCTCAGTATCAAAAATCTCTGCATGCTCATTCTCGTAACGGTTATACTCGAGACCAAAAAGTGCATTCAGTCCTGGCTCGAGTTCTTTTACTAATTGCGCTCTATTAATTGCCATTATTATTCACCTTTTAGTTATTGCCGAATACAGAAGCAGGGAATATCACATACACCCTAGCGTATTGACCAATAGAATTATCAGGTCTGTCTACAAACCCTACTACTGTCGCAATACCACTAGAAGTTGTAGTTGTTACACCTTCTTTTGATCGACCTGTGTTAGAATCACCTGCAGTTGTTGAAATCGTATTAGTTGTTCCAATAGATGCTTGTGTAGGAGTCCCAGTTGACTGAGCTTCATAAACAATATCAGGATCGGAATATACATACGCTTTCGCATTTGCAGAACCTAATGTGACGGTATCAGCTGTCCATACTTTTGAAAAGACAACAGAACCATCGGTTGCTTGGTATTCAACCCCTGCGAATACACCTAACGGAGCACCAGTTGCAGTCCCTTGAATTACTAAACCACTAGATAAATTAACGACATCACCACTAAAGATAGATGCGTTAGTCGCACTTGCGATCTCAAACTCAGAGGGTCTTATAGTACCACCAGTCATGTGATAAGCAGGTGTGAAACCATTTGGGCTATTTACATTTGCCATTTATTTTCACCTTATTTATTACATTAAAATTAAAAGTCATGATTTTTATGAATCATTCCCTTTACCAAATGTGACTTGGGAGTTCCTATTAGGGTTACTAATAGGCATTCTTGAATCACTCTCACGCATAAGATTCGAATCGACTGCCTGCATCTGGTCTGCAGCCATTTGTTTGTAGTATGCACGTCGTTGATTGACGGTTTCGATAGGCATCTTTGCGAGTATTAACCCACCTACTCCGATTACACCTGCGTGTCTTCCATCATCTACAGTTGGGGCTTCAAATTCAGGGTGTTCCTCAGCTCTCACTGGTTCCCATCCTTCACGAATACGTTTTGACATATTCGCTTTATCTTCTACTCCTACCATAGATTCTCTAAGCCATCTATAGATATAACCATCTGGTGGCGTTGGTGCGTCTAGTAAAGACGGTGGTTGCCATGGTTTAAGACGAGTTTCACTATCTCGTGTATCTGCAGATCGAGGAGCTCGATCAGTTGTGGTGATTTCTTCTTGTTTATCAGCCATTTTTATCTCCTTATTTTACGTGTTTAGCGTATTCTTCAAGAGGAACACCTAGTCTCTTAGCGATAGCTACTTGACTTGGTGACAACTTGACT